AATACACTCGTTGCTGGTATGCAGATTGCCACTGCTGCTAATACATATCTAACTGATATGGTTGTAAACAGTATTGTTAACACAACTGCATTTCACTTCACTACTACACCTGTTGTAAATGTAACATCAAGCTCAGTTACGTTTTCTCCAACTGGATATTTCGACCTTACGTTTGAGGACCCATATTTCCTTGGTGACGACTACAAGTTTAACTCAAGCAATTCGTCAACCAAAATTGTTCAAAGAAACTGGGAATTCCATAACATAATGGATCAGTCTGTCGGCCAGTCACCATACTTAATTGAATTTGGAAATTCGTCAATCAACTCAGACGAACTACACATTGTAGTTGTTGACGATGAAGGAAAATTCACAGGTGTACCTGGTGAAATTCTTGAAACATATAGACACGTTTCTAGAGCTACAGATGGTAAGAGCCAAGACGGAATTGGAAACTACTGGAAGGATGTTATCAATCAAAGCTCACAATATGTATGGGCTGTTAATGACATTGCCGGTGGTGAATCAGATACTGCTGAAAATCTTATAGACTCAAGCTTGGATGTAGTAACTCTACCACTTGATTATGGCCACGATGGCGCCGACGAACATACTATCCCAATTTCATTACTTGCTAATGCATGGGATAAATTCAAGTCTAAAGAAGATATTGATATTAGCCTTGTGCTAACTGGAACGACACGTTCGTATGTTCTTGCAAACTACTTGATCGACAATATCGTTGAAATGAGACAAGATTGTGTGCTATTCGCATCTCCACAAAGAGCTGACGTTGTAGGAAATCCTGGAAACGAAGCTGCTGCTTGTGTTGAATTTAGAAATCTTCTTCGTTCAACATCATATGCCGTGCTAGACAGTGGTTGGAAGTACATGCTAGACCGTTACAATGATATTTACCGTTGGATTCCGCTGAACGGTGATATTGCTGGTCTATGTGCTAGAACTGACGATACTAATGACCCATGGTGGAGCCCTGCTGGTTTCAATCGTGGTCAGATCAAAAATGTTGTTAAGTTGGCTTGGAACCCAAGACAGACTGCACGTGATACACTTTACAAAAATGGTATTAATCCAGTTGTACAGTTCTTGGGCGAAGGCACAATCCTTTATGGTGATAAGACGCTGCTGCACAAGCCATCAGCTTTCGATAGAATCAATGTTCGTAGACTGTTCATTGTTCTTAGAAAAGCAATCGCCGAAGCAGCTAAGTTCCTATTGTTCGACTTTAACGATGAGTTCACTCGTGCCCAATTCAAGAATATGGTAAACCCATACCTTCGTGATATTAAGGGACGTAGAGGTATCTATGACTTCTTGGTGGTTTGTGACGAAACAAACAATACGCCTGTCGTTATTGATCGCAACGAGTTCATTGGTGATATTTACATCAAGCCTGCTCGTTCGATCAACTTCATCTACCTAAACTTCATTGCTGTTCCAACTGGAATTGCATTCAATGAAGTTGTGGGCAAATGGTAGTGAACTGAATTTCTTAAAATGATATAAATAGGATATAGGGCAATTTTTAGAGGACAAAATAAATGTTCAGCATAAACGAATTTAGATCGCAAGGACTCCCATGGGGTGGTGCCAGATCGTCGCTTTTCGATGTAGAGTGTACGTTTCCGCCGTTACCAGGCGCAAACATTCCACCGCAATTGGGCAGCTTCAAGATTATGGCGACACAGCTACCGGCATTTGTTCTTGGTGAGTGTCAAGCACCCTATTTTGGGCGTTTTATCAAGTTTAAGGGGGATAGAACCTTTCAAGATTGGACATGCCATATACTAAATGACGAAGACTTTATTCTAAGAAACGCATTTGAAGCATGGCAGAACGGTATGAACTATATGGAATCCAATGTTATGGACCCACTATTTGTTGCTAATCTATACAAAGCTGAAATGCGTGTTATTCAATACGCAAAAGATGCTCCTCCTGGTTCAAGAATGGGGAATCCTTTGAGAGACTATACAATGGTTGGGGCATGGCCAAAGACAGTATCACCAATTAATTTAGATTGGTCTGAACAAAATCGTATTGAATCATTTGAAGTCACTTTCGCTTATGATTATTTCCTAATTGGAGGAAAAACGGCCGACTTCCCAACTGGTTTTTAATAATGTAATTGTCCAATAAATTGGGCTTGAAAGGTGTATAATGGTAAAACTTTTTGGTTGGGAATTCCGTAGAGAAGATGAAGCCAATACTAATTTAATATCCTTTACTGCACCAGACAAAGATGATGGTGCAGTAACAGTTGCGGCCACAGCATTTGCTGGCGCTTTTATTGACCTTGAAGGCTCAGTAAGAACTGAAGCTGAACTTATAAGTCGATATAGAACAATGGCGCTACAGCCTGAAATTATTTCAGCTGTGGATGAAATTGCGAACGAAGCCGTTAATCGTGATGATGATGGCGACGTTGTTAAAGTCTACCTAGATAAAGTTGAAATTTCTCCAAAATTAAAAAAAATAATCGAAGAAGAATTTGAGATAGTAAAAAAGCTTCTCAAGTTTAATAGTCGTTATTACGACATTTTCCGTCGTTGGTATATTGATGGCCGGCTTTATTATCACGCTATTATTGATAGGCAAAAAACTGAAGAAGGCATCCAAGAAGTCAGATATATCGACCCACGTAAAATTCGCAAGGTGCGTGAAATTGCGCGTACGCGTGCACCAGGATCTCAAGATACATTAGTCCAAACCAAAAATGAATATTACATATACAACGACCGTGGCTTTGCCCAGGGTATGAAGTCGGTTGTACCATCAGCATCAGGTCTAAGAATCGCCAAAGATTCTATTGTACAAGTCACTTCAGGTATTATGGATAGCAACCAAACTATGGTTCTATCATATCTGCATAGGGCCATTAAATTCCTAAACGAATTAAGAACAATGGAAGATGCAACAGTCATTTACCGTGTATCAAGAGCGCCGGAAAGACGTGTTTGGTACATTGATATTGGTCAGTTGCCCAAGCAGGCTGCAGAGCAATATATGCGCGATATTATGGTGAAACATAAGAATCGTTTGAACTATGATAACGTCACTGGAGAAATTAGAGACGATCGTAGATTTATGACTATGCTTGAGGACTATTGGTTACCACGTAGAGAAGGTGCGCGTGGAACAGAAGTTTCCACACTTCCATCTGGGCAGAACCTAGGTAAAATGGAAGATGTGCTTTACTTCCAGAAGCGACTATATGGTTCTTTATGTATTCCAATGTCGCGTTTGGACCCAGAATCAAATTTCAATCTTGGCCGACCAATGGAAATTACCAGAGAAGAACTTAAGTTTGGTAAGTTCATTGATAGACTTAGAACACGTTTTGCTATGTTATTCACTGAGATGCTTGAGAAACAATTGGTTCTCAAGAAGATATTTTCCATTGAGGAATGGTTGGTCATTAAAGACCTTATCGAATACGAGTTCATAAAGGACAGCTATTTTACCGAGCTTAAAGAACAAGAAATTCTCCTATCACGTATGAATGTAATTACATCTATGGAGCCATACATTGGCCGCTTCTATAGCAACGAATATATTCGTAAAAACGTGCTAAAACAAGACAATTCTGATATGGAAGAACTGGATGAACAAATAGCTGAGGAACAAGAAAACTTCCAATACCTACCAGCCGACCAAAAAATGATGCTACAGCAACAAGAAGCGCAACAACAACAGATGGCGCAAGAGCAAGACCAAATGGCTGCTCAACAAGCCACACCAGAAGGTCAGGCTCAGTCAACTGTAGACCAAATGAAACAAAATCCAAATCGAAGCTTACAAGACGAAAGCAAGTTCAAACAAGCACAGAAAATGCTACCAAAAAAGAGTCCGTAAAACTATAGATATATAAATATACAGTATCTATATTAAGGAACTATATCTATGTCTGACGATAAAGCCAAAAAAACAGTGATTCGGCGTGGCCACGATATGGACACCGAAGCGTATCATAAAAAAAAGATGCAATGGGTCGACAAACTTGAGGCGCGGGAATATCAGAACAAAAAAGATAAAAAAACTGTTCCAGGCCGACCGTGGCGCGAATTATATGGTAAAAAAGAGCTGGCTTGGCGTCAAAAGAAAGCCAAAGAGTTCCAACTAAAGCGTGATAAAGATGGTTCTGGTTTCACTATGATGATGAGCAAAAAAATCAAAGGATTCGAAGAGGGAGCCGAAATGGTCAAAAACAAAGAAATTAATGAACTAGCGCCAAGCACACTTCGAAGCTTTAATAAAAAAGCATCTGTAAAAATAGGCAAGCTTGCGTATAATGTTGGTCTAAAGGGTGGGCCTGATGCTAGCCCAGAAGCCAAGCACGATGCAAAAAGAGCCAAAGGGCTTGCTTGGGGAATTGATAAAGCGAGCGTTCGTCTTGGTGGTATCTACAGACCAAAATATGTAAGAGTAAGAAATCCACATTATGGTGGTACAAGAAAATATGAAGGTGAATGGAACAGCCATAAATTC